ATTTAATTAGTGTAAGGTACGAACATGAATAACAATTATATAGTTGCATTTATATCTAAAGATGAAGATGTTATATTAGAACCATTAGCAAAGTTCAATGGTGATGTAATGTATTTTAAATCTGAAGGAGATGCAAAAGAATATATAGAAAAACTATATATTAAAACTGGAGTAGACATAGAGCCTATGTCAGAAGATGATGGACTATCAATAGTGAGGGTACAGTAATGAATAAATCACAGATAAAAAAAGAACTATATGACTTACCTAAAAATGCTACATTCCAAGTAGATATAATATTAGAATGGATTAAACATAATCAAGAAGTATCAAGGTCTATGAATAGAGAAGTACGCATGAATATAAAAGGTGCTATAGCTAAAAGGTCTATGCGTGATGGGTATATAAAAGACATGCGTCATTACCTGCGTACTGGAGATTGGATTAGTTTATTTTATGGTAAAGATATGCAGAACTTAACTAAGTATAGAGTAGTATCATATGGTGATGGAGTATGGAATGACTAACACAGAGAAAGAATTATTAAGAAGAAACGTAAAAGAATTACAGTTACAATTACGTGATGCACATATAAGAATAAAAGAATTAAATATAAAGATAGATGAATTACGTAAGAGATTAGGAATAGAACAAAAGTTTACAACAGCAGATGGGTGGGCTATGCCTATAGAAAATCCAGATGCTTTACATATAAAGGAGGATAAAGATGATTGACTTAATAATATTATTTACTATAGTATATTTATTTTTTATGATATATTGTTTAGCAGAACTACGAGGACTAAGAAAATATATTGAAACAAGTAATACAATATATAGAAAATATGCTGATGATATGATATTTCTTACAAGAAAAGGAAAGAAATAATGAGTGAGAATAAATTTACTAATTGGTTACATAAAGAATTAAAACAACAACAAAAAGAAAAGGAAACTATAATGGCTAAAGCAATAAAGAAAGATGGTGCTATGATTTTAGATGAAGCACAAAAGAAAGCATTACTAGATATATTTAATGCAGGTAATGATTTTTCACAAAGTTATAGAGAGTCAGGCATTAAGTATATAACTGCCTGGGAAATAGAAAAACTTTTAGATTTACTAGATGATATGAAAGATTTATTTGGTATATCACCTACAACAAGTGAACATAGTGGAGACCATTATCCTAATCATTGGGCTGACCATGTATGGTCTGATGATTCAAGAGCATGGAAAAGAGAGGACTAGAATGTCTGCTAATCTATGGGATAAAGAGTTCAACAGAGTCTATAGAGAAATCTATCGTGATTATCTTGACGAAGGATATGATAAAGCTGAAGCTAAAACTTTGGCTAGAAAAGATACGAAAGAAATTATGAAAGACCAACTTGACTTTGTTGAAGAATTATTTGATAATACATTAAACGATTTGGATTAATAATATGGATAAACAATGGTTAGATAGGGGAGCATGTCCTAAATGTAGCTCTAGTGATGGGAATGTAAATCATTCTGAAGGCTATAGCTTTTGTTTTTCTTGCAACACTAGGTTTGGAGATAAGATGGAAGTAGAAAAAGTAATACCAATGCGAACAGAAAGTGTTATGAAAACTGTGGGTACTTTAGGTGCGTTAAGTGAACGAAGTATATCTAAAGATACAGCACAGAAATATAACACAGATGTAAAAGTAAATGGCAATATGAATACACACCACATCTATAAATACTTTGATGAAGGTGGGAATAATATAGCTAACAAGGTACGAGATGTACCTACAAAGAACATGTGGACTGAAGGTAACATGACTAATGCAGGATTGTTTGGTCAGAATATCTTTGCACCAAAGGGAAAGTATATTACTATTACTGAAGGTGAGGTAGATGCTATGTCTGCTTATGAATTACTTGGTAGTAAGTGGGCATGTGTATCTATTAAAACTGGTGCAGGTTCAGCATTGCGTGATTGTAAGAAAGCATTTGAATATCTTGATAGCTTTGACCAGATAGTTATATCATTTGATATGGACAAGCAAGGCAGGGAAGCAAGTGAAAAGGTTGCTCAACTCTTTGCTCCTAACAAATGCAAGGTCATGCACATGGAACATAAAGATGCTAATGAATATCTCAAGATGAATAAGCGAGAGGAGTTCTCAAGAGCATGGTGGAATGCACAACCATATACTCCTGCAGGTATAGTTAATCTAAAAGATTTAAAGACTTCTTTGTTTGAAGAAGAGTATTGTGAGACATGTCTATACCCTTGGCAAAAACTAAATGATAAGACATATGGTATGCGTACTGGTGAGTTGATTACATTCACATCAGGTGCAGGTATGGGTAAGAGTTCTATCATGCGTGAGTTAATGCACCATATGTTAAAGAATACAAATGATAATGTAGGTATACTTGCATTAGAAGAAAGCACAAAGAACACAGCATTTAATATCATGTCTGTTGAAGCTAATGCTAGACTGTATATTAATGAGATACGAAAGAAGTATAGCCAAGAAGAATTAGATACATGGTTTGATAACACTATGGGTACTGGTAGGTTCTTTGCCTTTGACCACTTTGGTTCTATATCTAATGACGAGATACTTTCAAGAGTTAGGTTCATGGCACAAGCATTGGATTGTAAATGGATATTCCTTGACCACTTATCTATACTTGTATCTGGACAAGAAGAAGGAGATGAGAGAAAATCTATTGATGTATTGATGACTAAGTTGCGTTCATTAGTAGAACAAACTGGTGTTGGTTTACTATTAGTATCACATCTTCGTAGACCTGCAGGTGATTCAGGACATGAAATGGTAGAGAAGTTACTCTATCTCACTTGAGAGGTAGTGCATCTATTGCACATCTATCTGATAGTGTGATTGCTTTAGAAAGAAATCAACAAGCAGAAGATGATGTAGCATCTAACACTACAAGCATACGCATTCTAAAGAATAGATATACTGGTGATACTGGTATAGCTACACATTTATTTTATGATAAAGAGACAGGTCGTATGAAAGAGATTGATAATCCATACGAAGTAGATGATAACAATGGAGAGGAGATACCATTCTAATGTGGAAACATTATTGTCGTTCAGAAAAAACTGAAATAGAAGTAGGTAATGGTGAAGAGTGTAACTGGTGTGGACTAGATGCTCAAGGCATTACAGTAGATGGGTTTGATGAAGCAATCATAGGTATAGGACAACAATTTAATAAAAAACCTTTACATGTTTATTCATATAGTGTAATATGTAAGATACTACGAGAACGAGATGGAATGACATGGGAAGAAGCAGATGAATATGCTCAATTTAATATCGCAAATGTTTGGGTAGGAGAAAGAACTCCATTGATATTATATAATGAGTATTGGTATGATTGGAAAACAGATGAGAGCAGTAGTTGATATAGAAACAGATAGCTTGGATGCAACAAAGGTTCATTGTATAGTGGCTAAAGATGTAGACTCAGGGAGGGTTTATCCTTTCCCTCCTGATATGATACATGGGTTTAGAGATTGGTCACAAGGTGTCAAGCAATTTATTATGCATAATGGTTTATCATTTGATGCACCTGTGTGTAATAGGTTGCTAGGTACTAACATAAAACCTAGTCAGATTATAGATACACTTGTATTATCACAGTTGTTTAATCCTATTCGTGAAGGACATTCTTTGAGAGCATGGGGTGATAGATTAGGATTTCCTAAAGGAGATGTAGAAACATTTGAAGTATATACACCAGACATGTTGGAGTATTGTAAACAAGATGTCAATATAACACATAAGTTATTCCAGATATTACAGAGTGAAGGTAAAGGTTTCTCTCGTAGTTCAATTAGATTAGAACATAATGTAAGAGTTATCATAGACCAACAAGAAAAAAATGGCTTTGCTATGGACATGAGAAAAGCTATGAGTCTATATAATAAATTAAAAGATGAAGCTAATGGTTTAGAAAAGTGGGCGTTAACTACCTTTGAACCTACAGTTGTAGAGTTAAAAACAAAAACAAAATACATACCATTTAATATAGGTTCAAGGCAACAGATTGCAGATAGATTAATGGAACTAGGTTGGAAACCAAAACAACATACAGATAAAGGTAACATAATTATTAATGAAGCTGTCTTAGATAAGATAGATATGCCTGAAGCAAAAAAGTTTTCTCGTTTCTTTTTATTACAGAAACGTATAGCACAGATTAAGTCATGGATAGAAGCATGTGATGACAGAGATGGTAGAGTACATGGTAGAGTTATGACTCTTAAAACTATTACTGGTCGTATGTCACATAATTCTCCTAACATGGCACAGATACCTGCAGTTCGTTCTCCATATGGAAAAGAGTGTAGGGATTGTTGGACAGTTGATAATCCTTACACTCATTCCATAGTAGGAACTGATGCAAGTGGATTAGAGTTAAGATGTTTAGCACATCTAATGAATGATAATACATTTACAGATATATTATTGACTGGAGATATACATACACACAATATGAAGATGGCAGGATTAACTGATAGAGACCAGGCAAAGACATTTATATATGCATTTATGTATGGTGCAGGTGCATCTAAGATAGGACAGATAGTAGGTGCAGGTGCTAAAGAAGGACAGATATTAATCAATAAGTTTTTAAATAGTATGCCAGCTTTGAAAAGAGTACGTGACTCTGTAACAAAAGCTGCATCTAAAAAATTAATTAGAGGTATTGATGGTAGACTATTACATATACGTAGTCCACATAGTGCATTAAATACTCTAATACAAGGAGCAGGAGCAATCGTATGTAAGCTATGGCTTATCAATATGATTAAACGTATTAACAGAACAGGTGTTGATGCTAAACTTGTAGCTAGTATACATGACGAGTATCAGTTTGAAGTTCTTAATAAAGATATAAATAAATTTGGACAGCTAACTAAAGATGCTATGAAAGATACAGAGAAACAGTTACAAATGAAGTGTCCTCTTGATAATGAATGGAAGGTAGGTAAGACATGGGCAGAGACACATTAGTAAAAGAATTTAAAGGAAGAAAAGACCATGCTGATTATATTAAGCGTG